ACCCGTGATCCGTAATTACCTTTCGGAAAAAAGGTGCTATTATGGACTTCAAGAGTCACCTGGGGGAAGTTGAAATTAAGGCCACAACTGGGCAAAAGGGAATTATTGCCACGGTTGCCGGATATTTCGCTGCCTTTGGAAACGTGGATAGTGACGGTGATATTATCCTGCCCGGAGCTTTCGCAAAAACGATCAAAGAGAGAGGCCCCGAAGGGTCGAATCAAATCTTCCATCTCCTTCAGCATGACGCATGGTCTGTGTTAGGGAAACCAACCGTCCTAAAGGAGGATACTTTCGGTTTGTACTTCGAGACTCCAATGCCAGACACGACTATCGCAAGGGATACAGTGAAGTTGTATGAGGCAGGCATATACAATGAGCATTCGATCGGTTACCGGGTCATTAGCAACTCTGAGGCTATTGATGCCGATGGTCGGACAGTCCGATACCTCCAAGAGCTGAAGTTATGGGAGGGCTCAACTGTGACTTGGGGTGCTAACCCGATGACTCCTTTTGTGGGAATGAAGTCAGAAAATAGCAAGGACGTGATGGATGAGATTGCCCAGCGATTAGAAAAAATCAACAAGGCGATTACTGATAACCATTTTTCAGAAAAAACAATGAATCTACTACAGATAGAGATAGGCGTAATTACGGAAGCAATCAAACAGATGAGGCAGTCGCCGACGGATGACGTCACGATTCAGGAGCCTTACGACCCAATCAGCTTCCTGAAGGCCTATGATCTGGGTTATAACATTCTTAACCATTTTAATTTCGAATAATGATGACGCAAGAACAAATTAACGATCTTTTTTCGCAGATCGGGAAGAAAAATGCCGATCACGTGAATGAACTCTTTAGCGCGGCACGGAAGGAAGACAGCGAAAAGCTCACAGTAATGGAAGCAAAACTTCTGAACGATCTTGGCCCGGATAGCGAGCACATGAAGGCTATCCAGTCTCAGTTGGATAAGATCCAGACCGACTTAAAAGTCAGTGCAAATAAAGAACAGAGGATGAAGACATTCCGCGAGCATCTATCCGAGATGACAAAAACCGAGGGGTTCCAACAGCTACGAAAAAATCGTGGATACACGCACGAGATCCCTATTGATTTCTCGGAACGGAAATCAGTAGGACCGATTCTCAATAGTGGATTAGGCGGAGTGCTTCCGGCACCGACATGGCTTCCTGGTGTTGTTCGTACGCCAGATCAGCCGCCTTTCATTAGCGAGCTGTGCCCGGTAGTACCAACGGAAAGCGACACGGTATACTACGTGTATCGATCAGGCAGAACAGATGGCGCCGCCGCACAGACAGAAGGACAGGCACTTGGTCAGAGCGATCTCACTTATACGCAAACATCCGCTACGGTAGCTGACTATGGTAGCTTTATTAAGATTAGCGACAACGCACTATCCGACAACTCTTTCATTAGCGGGCAAATCAGCTCCGAGCTACCTTGGCTGGTAATGAATGAGGTTGACAGTGCTATTCTGACTGCAGCAATTGCGGGGGCAACGGCTTTCAGCGTAACAGGGAAGACTTACGACTCGAGCGTTCCATCAGCAAATAATTATGACGTTCTCCGCGCAGCCGTCAATCAGGCCCGCGCCGCACACTATCAGCCAGATGCTATTCTGGTACATTATGACGATTTTGCCTCAATGGAGATGAGCAAGTCAGTCGATGGGATATACACCCTGCCGCCATTTTATCAGAACATGGTGATTTCTGGTGTACGCGTGATTCCCAATGCTACGGTGACGACGGGAGACTTTCTTGTTGGAACGTTTGCCCGCACGCCGCTGGCCATGCGTCAGAACCTGGTAATCGAGTTTGGCTATGATGACGATGACTTCTCCAAACGGATGGTAACTGTTCGCGCCTATATCCGAGCCGCCTACGTGATGAGCACTCAGTATTCGGGAGGATTCATCAAGGGTGATTTCACCGATGGAATTGCCGCAATGCTCAAAGCCTAATGATATGAAAAAACTGATCATTCTTTTAGTAGCGATTACCTTCGCAACAGTTGCGGGGGTTTCGCAGACGCGAATTTCCAACCGTACAACAACTGTGGCCGGTACTGCAGCAGACACGCTTACGGCAGGGGTTACGAAGGCTTATGTTTTGGACTTTGCCCCGATGACAGGAAAGGATGCTGGCGCGTCGGTACAGATATTCACCGATCTGGTTAGTGACACAGCAACTTTCGGGTACAAGCTCCACTGGTCGAACGATGGAGTGAACTTTCCCGCAACGGCAGCGGATAGTGTAACAGCAGCGAAGAGTGGTGCGAGTGATTATACCGCTTTGCTCTATATTGACAGCCTACCTGCGCGATACCTCAAAGTTAGCCTGATCGCAACCTCAGCAGCTCAAAAATCTAAAGTCACGATTACTGCGTTCGGTTTTGTTAAATAGCTGTTATTGATTATTAACTTTCGAAGGGGCGGGGGATCAGTGCTCCGCCCTTTTTTGCAAAAAAAAAGTCATGATAAAGATAAGATACATTAAAGAATCGGCGGGAATCCAACCCGGAACAATAAAAGTGTGGAAAGACAACCATTCAGGGCTTGTCCGCGCATTAGTTGCGAAGGGGGTTGTTGAGGTTGTGGTGGAAAAGGAAAAGGCTGAAAAATTGCCGACAAAGAATGCGGAGAAAATTGAAACGAAGGCCCCACCGAAAAAGGTGACGAAAAAATGAGCTATAACATCTCTATTGTTGATCTCGCACGCGTAACTGATCCCGATAAAAACGAAGGACAGGTTTTCGATATCATCACGCTGGCCGATGCACGGAACTATCTCAAGCAATTTGCCACGGGAGATATCGGGGAAGAAGACCTAATAGCGTCAATGATCACTGCGGCACGGCAATGGATTGAAAGACATATTGATCAGTCGATCACAAAAAAGCGCATTATAGCCTATACGGACGAGCTTTCTGATTTCGAGCTACCGCTGCCTCCAGTCGTTGAGATTGAAGGTGTCGTACGGGTGTCACGCGATGGCACCACGACGTCGCTGGTGAAAAATGTTGACTATTGGGAAATTGGCAAAGGCGATGTTACCATCAATTTTGGTCAAGTGTGGGGGACAGTCAATGGTGCCGCCACAAGTTACGAGGTAACGTATCTGTCCTACATGAATGAAATCCCGGAGATACTCAAGGACGCTGCGAGAGGGATATTGAGCGAGCTATATTACAATCGAGGGAATACTTCCGAGAAAATACAACAGGTGCCATGGGGCATCATTCAAAAACTTGAATCATTTAGGCGACCAAGGATTGTATGATTAATCCTGGAAAATATAACAAGAAGATCAAATTATTTCGTATCGATAATGCGGCTACCGAGACATTATCCGAAGCGGATGAGGTGTGGGCGAGCGTCCAGCCAGTTAGTGGTGATAGGTTGTTAGTTTTCCAACAGCTGCAGATGGGTGTGTGGTATGAAATTGAATTTCTGCGTCGTGATGATCTTTCCATTGTCGAGGGTGACCCCATTGGCTATGGGGATGAGACAATGATTGTGCATTCGATGTATAACGCAGGTGATTTTATTACGAAAATTAAAGCATTTGTTAAACGAGGATAAAATGAGAAAATTATTAATTATTACCCTTGCGCTGATCGGGGGGATCTCCATCATGGCGCAATCAATCAACGGAAAGCGACTTATGGAGATAATCAACGTCGATAGTGTATTTGCAGACACCATAGTTATTGGACCTCTATGGTACAATTACCACTATGCCTGGGTCACCGAGGTGGATAGTCTTAATGACACGACGTATCTTTTCCGGGACGGAAGCTATCGTCAGGATGGTGCTTGGATACCTATCGATACAATGTTATTTGCGAACGAGGATTCGTCACTAGCAACAACCTCGCTGACGGGAGATCGAACATATTATCTCTACTATCGATTTCGACTCGATTCAGATAGCGCCACGTCGGGGCGAGTGAAAAGCATATTGCTAATGCAACAAAAATGATCGAAATCACTAACATAAATGGTGTTAATGGCTGGATTGGTGCCGAGGTTAAGTCTTTTAATAATGAGTGCTGGGAAATCCTCAAGCGAGCTGGCTTGAAAATCATGGACGATGCT